CGCGCTGGATCGACACGTTGAATTTTTACGGTGATCGTTGCGATCAGAGCCAAGCACTGAGTTGGCCTCGCAACAACTATCACGTGGATCGTGTTGAGCTTGCCTGTTCCGCAATCCCGAACGACATCAAATATGCAACGTATGAGCTGGCCAATGCGTTGGCGAACGATACGGACTCGATCACTGGAACGACAGGCGACACGGGGCTATACAAATCCGTCAAGCTCGGTGAGATGGAAGTCGAGTACAACACTTCGAGCCAGGCTACGGGAACAGTTAATAACGTGTTTGA